CCTGACTGCGTGTTTAGAATGCAAGGAAATGCTGCTTTAGCGCAGACTACTCTTGGCAATAACGTTGCCATTGTGCAGACTGCGGGTTCCACTACTGTCGGACGCAGTAAGAATGCAGTTAATGCAAGCACTGCTGCTACTACCAACACTCTACCTTTAAGGATTATAGAGTTTATGGATGGTCCAGATAGCACAGTGGGTGATGCTTTTACTGATGTATTGCTAACATACAATGCTGGAATGCATCAATATCGTCGTGCTTTAGGCACATAATAGGAGACTAGCGAATGGCTATTTCAAGAGCGCAAATGCTTAAAGAGCTACTTCCGGGTCTTAACGCCCTGTTTGGCTTAGAGTATGCAAAGTACGAAGATGAAGATAAGATGATCTATGAAACAGAGACATCTGATCGTTCGTTTGAAGAAGAAGTAAAGTTGAGTGGTTTTGGCGCTGCTCCTGTAAAACCTGAAGGCTCTGCAATCAATTATGATTCAGCGCAAGAAGCATTTACAGCGCGTTACACTCACGAAACTGTTGCACAAGGTTTTGCAATCACTGAAGAAGCAATGGAGGATAACCTCTACGCTTCGCTATCTCAGCGATACACTAAAGCTTTGGCACGAGCAATGGCTTACACCAAGCAAGTTAAAGCCGCTTTCCCTCTGAACAATGGTTTTACCAATGCCTTCCAATCAGGCGATGGTGTTAACTTGTTCACAGCAGTGGGAGACGGTGTTGCTGGCGGTGGTGGTCATCCTCTTGTAAACGGTGGCTTTAATTCTAATCGCCCTGCTACAGCAGCAGACCTTAACGAAACGTCACTGGAAGACGCAATCATTCAGATTGCTGGCTACACAGATGAGCGTGGACTTTTGATCGCTGCTCGCCCACGACGATTGATTGTTCCACCTAACCTAATGTTTGTTGCTACTCGAATCCTTGATTCAGAGTTGCGTGTTAGCACTGCTGACAACGACATTAACGCTATTAAGAACAACGGTTCTATTCCTGAAGGTTACTCTGTCAATCATTATTTGACTGACAATAATGCTTTCTATTTAATTACCGATGTTCCTAACGGCATGAAGCACTTTGAGCGTACTCCGCTTGAAACTTCAATGGACGGTGATTTCGATACTGGTAACGTGCGCTATAAAGCGCGTGAGCGTTATAGTTTCGGTGTATCCGATCCGTTGGGAATCTTTGGTTCCCCCGGTTCTTCGTAAGAAGAAAGACGTACCAGAGGGGGGCTTCGCCCCTCTCTGTTTTTACCCTGACTGCGAAAGCAGACACTAGCCCCGACAGGAGTAACATATGGCTACTACCACTTTTTCTGGTCCTATTAAGACTGGAACCATTCGAGATACCACTGGCACAACTGTTGGCACTAATGTAGCCAATGTAGGTTCTGTTGTGATGGCCCAATCCGCTGCACCAAATATCACAGGCGCAAGCCAACTCAATCAGAGAATGGCAATAGTACCTGCCAACTCTCAAATCGTTGATGTAATTTTAAACGTCACTACCGTTGGAAATGACGGCGGAGCTGCTACTATTTCAGTTGGAACAGCGGCAGACGCAAATGCTTTTTTGGATGCTGTAAATACTAAAGCTCTCGCCACAACTCACGGAACGCTTGATACAGAAGCTACTAATGTTGGCACTACTGACCTAGAAGTTTTAGCTGACTTCACTGGAGCTAATGGCGACGGCACAACAGGCGTTGCAACAGTTACGGTTATGTATATTCAGAACAACAACCTTTCGTAGAATATAGGGCGAGGTAACTCGCCTTTTATTTAGGAGAATTCAAATGGCTGACTTAGTTACCAGTCAAACTATTCAGGATGGAGCCAAGGTTGCTATCTTGAAATTTACAAATGTGAGCGATGGCACTGGTGAATCTGGTGTTGTCAAGGTTGATGTATCTGCTCTTAACGCAGACCCTTTGACAGGGAAAGCGTGTACCGCAGTTGTTGTGTCTAGAATACAATTCGTCACTTATAAGATGGATGTTAAAATAGAATTTGATGCAACAACAAATACTTTAATTGCTTATCTTCCTGAGAATTATTCAGATGATTTAGATTACAGAGAGTTCAGCGGGATACCAAATAACGCTGCTGCGGGGAAGACTGGCGACATTGTATTCACAACAACAGGCGCTGCGTCCGGTGATGCCTACTCAATAGTAATGACTTTAAATAAGACTTACGGATAATATGAGAAGATACTACGGCGGCGGAACAGTAGCTAAGTTTAAAGATGGCGGAAGCACTAAGGATGCTTGCTACCGAAAGGTTAAGGCAAGATACAAGGTGTTCCCATCTGCTTATGCGTCTGGCGCTATAGCAAAGTGTCGTAAGGTAGGGGCTGCTAATTGGGGGAATAAGTCCAGTGGCAGTTCGTAAGACAGAGAAAGGCGCTTCCTTAAAGAGATGGTTTAAAGAAGACTGGAAAGATGTTCGTACAGGAAAAGCTTGCGGCAGAAAGAAAGGTGAAAAAAGAGGCACTCCTTATTGCAGGCCAACAAAAAAAGTATCTAGCAAAACTCCTAAGACATCAGGAGAAATGACCGCCGCAGAAAAAAAGAAAAAAATTGCAGAAAAGAAAAAGCTTGGTCAACCTGCGGGTAAGCCAAGAAGGGTTAAGTCTCTTAAAAGGAAGAAAAGTAAATGAGTCTTTCTGAGTCTGACAAAAAGAAACTTGAAAGGTACAATCTTAAAGGACTTAACAAGCCTAAAAGAACTCCTGATCATCCCACCAAAAAAGGTATTGTTGCCACTAGGGTTGATGGTAAAGTAAAAATTATAAGATTTGGTGATCAGAAAATGGGTCACAATTATTCTGCTGAAGCAAGAAAGCAATTTAAAAGTAGGCACGGTAAGAACATAGCAAAAGGTCCAAGCAGTGCTGCGTTCTGGGCAAACAAGCTTTTTTGGTCTGGGTCTGGGGGTAGTAAGAAAAGCCCTCCAAAGTCTCAAAAGAAAAAGTATGTTTAATGCTTATGGTAAATTAACTAGAGGTTTAATTAGATAATGGCTACTAGCGGAACGTACTCTTTTAATTTAGATATTGCTGACATCATAGAAGAATCTTATGAAAGAGCTGGTGTAGAGCTTAGAAGCGGTTATGATTATAGAACCGCAAGAAGAAGCTTGGACCTTATGATGCTTGAGTGGCAGAACAGAGGATTAAACCTCTGGACTGTAAAATCTGATAGCGTTACTTTGACTCCGGGGACAGCTCGTTATCCTTTAACTTCAGATAAATTAGATATTATAGAAGCCTTCATTAGAACAGATGCTGGTAATACCTCTGGTCAGTCTGATCTTATGATGCAAAGAATATCAATAAGTCAGTATTCTCATTTAACTAATAAGTTAACTCAAGCAAGACCTCTCCAGTACTGGATAGAAAAAGATCCTTCAGAGATAGCAATTAACCTATGGCCCGTTCCTGATGCTTCTGAGCCGTACACACTAGTATATTACTTTATGCAAAGAGTAGAAGATTCAGGAAAGCCTTCGTCTAATAATATGGATGTTCCTTCAAGGTGGCTGCCTTGTCTTGTTTCTGGCTTGGCTTATCAAATTAGTGTAAAGAGACCAGAGGTTTCTGAGAGAGCGCCTTTGCTTAAGCAGGTTTATGATGAGCAGTGGGAACTAGCCTCTGATGCGGATAGAGAAAAAGCTGCCTTATATGTTGTGCCGGGAGGCTATCAGTACTTATGAGTGGTTACGCTAGTGGCAAAAGAGCCTTTGGTTTTTGTGACCGCACTGGCTTTAGGTACAGATTAAGAGACCTTGTTCCTCAGATAGAAGACGGTAGACCCAACGGAATGTTGGTTGGTCGTGATGTTCTTGATAAAGATCAGCCTCAGTTACAGTTGGGCAGAATAAGGATGAATGATCCGCAAGCTCTTCGTAATCCTAGACCTGACTTAGGATTTGATGAGAGCAGGGCGCTTTCTGCATTTGATCCTGTTGGCGGTGGCAATACCGCTTTAGGTAGCCGTACTGTTGGTCTTGATATGTCAGGACATGTTGGTCTTGTTCAAATACAGATAATACAACCTGACTCTGTTGTTAACGTAACTGGAGTTGTAGGCACTACTAATCTTGGAAACACCTCTGTTGAAACAGGAGATGTTGACGTTAATGTACCTGTTACTGGTATTAGCTCTACTTCTGCAATTGGTTCTGTTACAGCTATATCTGACACATTTGCGATTACTGTTGCCAGCGCTGGTGGCGGTAACAAGTATTTTATTGACGGTGTTCAACAAGCTACTATAAGTA